GAAAAGGATACCAAGCGGGAACTGTGGCAACTCTATGCGGGAGACATGGAGGCGATGGGTATTGTTCCCGTGAAGCCTTCGACGTTCAATCACTACACGAACGCATGGAGCCGGAAAATGCTGTCGGCGAAGGAACGCCACGGCAAGAAGCATTTCAAAGATACCTATCGGCCCTATGTTCCTGCCAAACCGCTCGAGTTCGCTAACTCGCTGTGGGCCTCCGACGGTTCGGGCGTCGTACCGTACCGCTATCAGGATCAATATGGCAAATGGCGCATGATGAAGATATACGTGATGCTGATCTCGGATGTCGGCAGCCGTTACATCGCAGGTTATTCCGTGAGCCGGAAAGGTCTGCACCTCGAGGACGGCACGATGCTGCGGCAGGCGATGCGCATGGCGTTGTTGGATAACGGCAAGACCGAGGTGCTGGACTTCATCAGCGACAACCACGGCGCCTATACGGGCGAAGCCTCGAAGGCTTACCTGCAGCGCGTTTGCCGGAACTTTCGCACGATCGCACCGGGGAACTCTCAAGCGAACCCCGCCGAGGCCATGTTCCGGTTGTTTAAACGCCGTTTCAAGAGTTATTTCAAACTGCCTGAGACCTCGTGGAACGCCAGGAGCCTCGAAAGCATGGCGAATCCGGACTACTACGACATCATGGCCCTGCCGACCTATACGGAAGCTATCGAGAAACTGACGGTCGCCATCCGTGAATGGAACAACACGCGCCTGGAAAATGAACTCACTCCTTCGGAATGGTTTCATACACTGAAGAACGACCGGGCCGGACAATATACCGATCGGCAATACCGTCGGATCACGGGTGAAATGTCGAAGCGGGATTTAAGCTATCTGCGGTCGATTCTGACGCTCGAACGCGACGGCAAGGAGTACAAGTTCGACATCCCGACGGATGCTGGCACTGTGGCCCTTATCGCGCAGCACATGGGGTATGCTTCATCGTTCAAAGCGCATGTCTATTGGAACTCCGAAGGGGCTGATGTCTACACGACCGACGAGGTTTACATGTTCACCTGTTCGCCTGCACCGCTGGCGTCGAAGTCCATGACCGAAGCAACCCCCGACAGTCTCCGGGCCCTGGCTTACTACAACCGCAAAGGTGCAGAGTTCGAGGAGATGGTCGACGGGTTCGTCGAGGATGTCGAAGCGGCAAAGGCGGTCATGGTCCGCGGCTATGACTTCAACATCCGGGACAACGCCACCAAGGAGGATTACAACGCCATGCACGAGCAGATCAGCGCCGCCGAATATGAACGGGGCCGTGCGAAGCTGGAGGCCAAGAAACAACGCGCCCGGGAGCGGGAGCGAAAGAAGGCAGACCAGGTCCAACAGCAGGCAGTGATCGACTACCACAAAAATCACATTTCCGATTTGTCAAAATACATCAAATAACCGCCTTATGGAAAAAATCAAAAAAGACGAAATCATTACTGCCGCCAAGCAGTACATGCAGCGGCACGGCATGTCGCAGAATGCCTTGGCGAAGACTTGCGGAATCAGCGCGTCGTATCTTTCCAACCTGCTGAACGGGGTCTATGAATACAAATCCGGCCCTGACAAGGTTACGGAGATCGCCGACCGCTATTTCATTACGCTTGCATCGGTGATCGGCTTCGAGATCGAGCAAACCTTTTGGAAGGTAGAGCCTACGCCGCAGTTTGTGATCGCCATCTCGGCTCTCGAACGTGCGCATCTGAACTGCACCGCACGTTTCGGCGGCGTGAAGATGATCATCGGCGAAAAAGGCTGCGGCAAGACCACGGCGATCGACCAGTACTGCAAGGCCAATCCGACCAACACGTTTCGTGTGACGATCAACGCCGAGGACGGCATCCGAGACATCCTCGAGGAGATCGGTCGCTTGCTCGACCTCGACCTGCCGATGCAGAAAGGTGCACGCCTGCGCCTGATCGGTTCCGAGTTCCGGCGCCGTGCGCTGTGCGGGGAGCGCAACATGCTGATCCTCGACGAGGGTGAGAACACCAAACTGCCGGGTATCCGGGCCTATAAAGCCATCTATGATATGATCAAGGGATATGCGGCCTTTGCGATCGCCGGAACCGCCGATCTGCTGAAACTGCTCGACAGGCTCGAACTGCGCGGTGTCAACGGCGTGCCGCAGTTCAAAAGCCGGATGAAGGCGAACACGATTATTCTGCCGCCGATCGACCGGAAATTCGAGAACTTCATGTATAAGGTCAAGGATGAAAACCTCCGCAAAATCCTCGTCGAGCTCTGCACCGATTACCGAGAGCTCAACGACTACCTCGAGCCTGCGATCATCGCCGCGCACAAGGACGGCGTGGCGCTCACGGACGACTATTTCAGAACCATGTACGGCATAATGAAAAACAACAACAATGGGACAGCAAAACGGTATTAAAATCAGCCCGGAACTGATCGCGGAATTGCGCAGGTTTGCCGGGACAGTCGCCCAAACCGGGGCAAGCATCAACGAGATTATGAGTGTCGCGGATGCGATGCGGCAGACCTTCCTCGACAATTATTCGAAGGAGGCCCTGAAAGCGATCAAAACCATCAAATCGTAATCAGTATGCCCGAGATCATCGAACTAACCAAATCATCGGCGGCAAGTCTGGACTGTCTTTCATACATGATCGAATTGCGCCGTAAAAACATTCTCAAAGCAGAAAGTTTTCTGATGCAACACAGGGACAGCCTGTCCCCGGAGCGGATCGCGCAGATCGAGCAAGACCTGGAAGACATGCGTTCTGGCCTGCATAACATGGAGACCGACTATTGCAGTATCGCCGGGGAACCTTACACCGACAAACGTAATTCTTAATCAATATCACTATGAAGGACGAACTGAAAGACATGACCGCCGACCAGCTGGAACAGCTGCTCGAGCAGAAGCGGGCCGAGGAGCGCCAGGCCGCAGACAAACGGCGCCGGGACTATGAGGAGACGCGGGCCGACTTCGTGAAGCGTATGGCAGCCGAAACCCGTAATATCACTGGCCGGGTGCGCGAGTTCTACGACCTGGTCGTGGCCGAGACCGATGCTTTCCGAAAAATCATGCAGGAGTACGGAGCCACGCGCCGGGACGACCAGCTCGGCTACTCGGTGCAGGAGGGAGACTTCCGCCTCGAGGTGAAATGCAATCGGGTAAAATGCTTTGACGAACGGGCCGACGTGGCCGCCGCCCGGCTGATCGACTTCCTGAAGGCATGGATCGGCGGACGGGAGAAAGGGGCCGACGATCCGATGTACCAGTTGGCAATGACGCTCCTGGAGCGTAACCGCAAGGGCGATCTGGACTACAAGTCCATCAGCAAACTGTATGATCTCGAGGCGCAGTTCAACGATCCCGAATACTCGGAGATCATGCAGTTGTTTAAGGAGAGCAACGTCGTTAACGGCACCGCCATAAACTTCTACTTCCACCAGCGCGACGAGCGCGGTGTATGGCACAGGATCGAGCCGTCATTTAACCGGATGTAAGCCATGACTATCAGACCTTCCATATCCCTATTTATCATCTACCTGGGGCTCAAATTGGCTGATGCGGTCGATTGGTCGTGGTGGTGGGTAACATGTCCGTTGTGGATCGACGCTCTTTTTCACCTTATCCTTTTTGTTTGGGCTTTCTGTAGGGCGATTCGCAAACAGCTACGATCCTAATTCCCGAACGGTTTTCTT